GTTCTTGCAGTCCGGAGCAGACAAACTCTTCTTCATCGACGCCGATCTCGGCTGGACTGTTCCGGATTTCATTCGCGTTCTCGAATCAAGTAAGCTCGTCGTCGGAGGGACTTACCCAGGTAAGGCCTTTCCAATCGAACTTATGGCGAACGCACTCCCGGAGCACAACGAGACCTTCGACTTCCGAGTGCGCTCACTCGAGCAGCTTCAGGCGCTTGGCACGCAGTACGGGAACTCACGCGGTGAGGTCGAGGTCCGGCACGTTCCGACAGGGTTCCTCATGATCGATCGAAGCGTCCTCGAGAGGCTCAAGCCTCACGTTCGCACGTACCACGCGCACGCACTCGGGACGAAAGAGGAGGTCACAATGTGGGACTTCTTCCCTTCGGGAGCGCAGTCCTCCGGAGAGTACGAGAGCGAAGATTGGGCCTTCTGTCGTCTCGTTCGCGAGCACCTTGACTGTCGAGTCTGGCTCAGTACCCGCACAGTCCTCAGTCACACAGGAACTCACACCTTCAAAGCAGGTCACATATGAATATGCCGGAGAACTTCAGCTGCCCCGAGAATATGCGCGAGCACCTCGCAAAGGTATTCTCCGGCGAGTACGACATTCCCCTTGAAGGTGATGGGTACAGGATCATAGACGTCGGTGCAAATTGCGGAGCCTTCGCAGTCTGGGCTCTCAACCGTTGGCCGAATTCAGAACTCTTCTGCTACGAGCCAGTTCCGGAGACTTTCGCCCACCTCACCCGCAACATCGTGCAGCTCACTGAAGGCGAAGCTGTCAACTGCACGCAAGCTGCTGTGACTGGGCGCGAACCGGGCGAAGCCCGTATCTGGTTAGGGCTAAATAACTGTGGCGAAGCTAGTCTTTGGCCCGCGACACAACAAAGTAAGAACTCCGTCACGGTTCCGACAGTGCCTCCGCGCGAACTTCCGCAGGCGCACATCCTGAAGCTCGACTGCGAAGGGAGCGAATTCGAAATCCTCGACACGCTCATTCGCTGCGAAGATCAGAACTTCCATGCGATCCTCGTTGAGTACCACTCAGATGAGCTCCGCAGGAAGTGCGATGCGATCCTTGGAAATTACGTCCTACTCCGGGCAGAAATGGCAGCTCCGAGTCGCGGAACGTTCTGCTACATACATCACTCCCTGATTAGCTACTCTTAAGTTCCGCAAGCGTCGAACTCGGCGTAGGAATTGACTGGCCTTAATTGGTAGATTAGCGGATGCAGGAGCCTGGTGGGATTCGAGTACGACGAGCTCCCGAAGTGTGAATTATGAGGTTAAGGTTACAGTAATTCCTCGAAGGCTCAAAGATTAATTTCCGGTAAGTGTTTCAGCTCCAGCATCCAACTTTTTGGCACCGTCAGGGCGCAGAGATTCTCCCCGTCCGTAGGGTCCAGTGAATGCGTCAACACGACGCAAGTTGCGTCTTCATACAGGAGCCAGCCAAGAGAGTGAATCACTGCGGGCGTAAGTTCGAATGCCTCCTCAAGGGAGCTCCATCCCGTAAGATTAGTTGCGTCTTGCCAGATAATGTAAACGGGTTTCCTCATTACTGCATCACTCATAGGACTTCACCGTTCCAACGTCCGTTACTTCGCAGCGGCATCGGGATTAAGTGAGGATGTCCGCCGAGAATCATCAGGCATCCGACGATTCCCTTCTCGAGGGAGTTCCGCCCGTAAGCCTGCGCGAGGGACTTCGAGTCAGCGAGGCAGCCTACGTGCGCGCTCCAGAAGAGTGCGGTCGGATTCGCCCAGTAACTTACGTGAAACTTACTATGAAAGTGCCCCTCAAGGGAGCACATGCTCTGACGCTGACTGAGCTTACCCGCTGCTGAGGACTTCCCGTGATGGCAGTAAACTTTCGAACCATTACTTAACGTAAGGGTGAGATCAAAGTGCCAATTCCAGCCCTTCGGAGCGCAGAGCGCCTCTCGGTAATTCACGAGGAGCCTCCGGGGAATCCCCGCAGTCTTAGCCTTCCGATACGCGAGGCTTCCGTGGTTCGACTCCAATACGTCCACCTCAGGAAACAATTTATATATGGGTTTCAGGAAATGAATCGCCTTCTCAAGTTCAGGTCCTGCCGAGTCTAGGTCTGGGTCTGATTCGTGATAACTCAAGGCGTGCGAGTCGATTTCATCGCCGAGACAAATTACGCGATCGGGTCGATACTTCTGCGCTACTGCCGCAAGAAACTTATGAGTATCCGGATGGCAAAATGGCATATGCATATCAGGTATGACTAGAACTCTAGCGTTCCTACTCATGCGTCTCATTAAAACATGTGAGTACTCGAGCACTAGGTCCTAATTGAATTTACGAGACAAAACCGGACTGGACTTTCCAGCTTCATTAAGGCTTGAATGAAACTGTTACAGGGAGGCGCACTCCACACAAAGGGCGGCACTAAATGAATCAAACACCGGGTGAGTGGCGCGAATACTCAAGGCTCGTACTGACTGAACTCAAACGTCTGAATGAAGAACAACGAAAGCTCCACAATAAAGTCGATATGATCTTAACTTTTAAGTGGCAAATTGTCGGAGCGAGCATTGCACTCAGTATGATTCTTACGATTGGGTTTCAGGTTATAGTTTTCATTTCAAGGGGGTAACGAGGATGCATGGAATGTGAATCGTTAAATTACATAAGCGCCATTGCATTCCTAAGTTACTCAATCTTCGAGTACTGGATCGGACGCAGTCAGCGAACAAAGGCGTCGAGTTTAATTGAATTAACTGGTATTGTAATTGGATTCGTAGTGCTGAAACTAATAACTAAAGGAGCCAAGGATGGAAAAGGCATTTGAACTGAGCGCACTCGCAACAGAACTGAAGAATCAAGGACTCGAACTCGCTGAAGAATCAATGAAAGTTGCAGTCGTAGGTATATTTAATTGGATTGAAGCATCAGTTAAGCTGACTGCAAATCCTTACGATGACTTCTTCATCATGGCACGTCCGCAGATTGAAGCAGTCTTAAATCCAGTTGTCGAAAAAATAAACCCAGCCGACTGAGGGGAAACTCATGAATGGGCAAATGATGATCGAGCTGCTGGGCATCATTATAGTCATTGGCGTAGCGAGTGCCTTTGCCATTTGTAAAGCGTTTAGGAACGAATGAGCGGGGAGAGGTAACTAATGGTAAATCGAGCTGTTCGACTATTAAATGCTGCAACTTCTACTGGAGTAAGCGCCGCACAAAGGCCTAATTCCACAAAGAAAACGTTTCAATTAATCGGACGGACAACCTCAGGTTCTGGCTCTGCAATCGTAAAAATTCAGGGCTCCCTCACGGGGGGAGCTGGCAACGATCAATGGGTCGACATTATGACTATTACTCTTACATTATCTTCAGATGGAGCTTCGACGAATTCAGACGGCCAGGCCTCTGATTCAGCTTGGTCTTTCATTCGAACTAACATTACGACCCTCACTGGGACTGGTGCTAGCGTTGACCTTTATATGGGCGTTGAGGATTCGAGGTATGGCAATTGCGAAATCTAAGTAAGAAGCTCAAAAATCTATTACTCGCTGTGGGGGTCAGTCACGGCATAAATAGCCCGACTCAGCTTCCAGACATGACAGGAAATTCGGGCAAATTCCTCACTACGAACGGATCACAGCCGTCTTGGGCAACGGTGTCTGGTGGTGGCGGAGGGGTTACAAGTGTCGGCCTATCGTTGCCAAATATCTTTACTGTATCAAACAGCCCAGTCACAACAACCGGGACGCTTACTGGATCATTAGCCACGCAGGCAGCCAATATGGTTTGGGCGGGGCCAACGACTGGTGCAGATGCTGCGCCTACATTCAGAGCGCTAGTTGCGGCTGATCTTCCAAATACAGCGGTCACTCCAGGGTCATACACCAATGCAGACATAACTGTTGATGCTCAGGGAAGAATAACGGCAGCGGCAAACGGTTCTGGCGGCGGCGGTGGGTCTCCTGGTGGCTCAAATACGCAAATTCAATACAATAGTTCTGGCTCATTTGCTGGGTCAGCCAACTTTGTTTGGGACAATTCCAACAAGAAAGTTTCAATCAATTATCCTGGCGTTGGGACCGGACAACAAACATCTTTGCTTCTAACTAACTCAACAGCAGCAAGCGCCGGTAGCCAGCAAAAGAGCCCTTCTTTGCAGCTTCAAGGACAAGGTTGGAAAACCAACGCAACCGCTGCATCTCAATCGGTCGAGTGGACGCAACAAGTTTTGCCGATTCAGGATGCAGCGGCTCCGAGGTCTAGCTATTATCTAAGCTCATCCGTCGCTGGCGGCTCTTTGGTTGACGCTTTAAAGATTGATAGCCTGGCGTCGGGGTCAGTCGCTTACCCTAAAATTATTGGTTATGGCCCGCTGGTCGTTGATTTAGATGTGAACGGTACGGCTAATCATCTTGAGCTAAAGAATGGGTCTGGCACTAAATCATCAAAGCTTGATTTCACTTTTGGCGGAACAAGCAAAACGTATTTAACCAGCAATCCTTCTGGCACGACTGATTTAGTAAGCAACGGGAATTTTAGTATCAAGCAAAACATTGCATCTCCACAAACCATGATGACCATTACCAACGCGGATGTAATTGTTTTTAGCCATTTCAGCGCTCAAACGGATGGCCGGATAAGCGGCAGAGCCGCTGTTGGCAGCGGTATGGGCTATGGCTCTACAAAACTTCGAGTTCATGGTTCTCAAGCCATGCTTGGAACTGTAATTAGCGGAACATCAACTAGCTACACCATTTCTGATTCTGCTGTACCGTCGTCATATTTTTACTGTGACACAACCGATGCCGCTGCGTGCACCGGGACACTTGGGGCCTGTAGTGATTACAGCTATGCGAATTGTCCAACTGCCGCTGGCTGCACTGGGGTTTCGTGTTCAGACTATAATGAAACATCAAGCTCAACCTGCACGAACGCAAACGCAGCTTGCTCGTGGGGAACATCTGAGTGCTCTAATCACAACGACGATCAAAACTCATGTCTAACAAATAGCTGGCCAGATAACTATTGCACCTGGACCCCTCCTAGTTGCAATTCGTTTTTCTCAGCTCTAGATGCAACCCCATGCAACAATGCTTCTGGCTGTTCCACTACGTTTGCCGGCAATTGTTCGGATTATCACGGCAACCAATCGGGCTGCGAAAATAATGTTCTTGGCTGTGTTTGGAACGCCGGAACAAACGAATGCGAAAATAGCTACTATACGTCATGCGATGGATCTTATTCCGGGTCTTTGGGGACATGCTCAGGTGGGACCTATGACACAGGGGTTTGCAGCGGTAGTGCCTGCGCTGGGTCAGGGTCGTGCGCAACCATAGAAACGAGTACTCCATGCAATGCCGTTTTTGGCGGGGCCTGTACTTGGACGACCGGCATAGATATATTTTTGCCAGCTATGTCGGTGGCTGGCATACATCTAGAGAGCGATTTGCCCTTAATTAACGTGAAGAAAATAAATTCAGGCGGAGGCTCTTGTAGAGTTAAGCCAGCGACCGGCTCTGGCGACACGATTGAAGGCGCGAGCTCGGAAACCCTAAGCACACAGTATGCTAGCGTAAAACTACACGGTGGGTATGCGGAGGCAAGTTGTAGCGCCTTTGACAATAACCAAGCCGCATGCGCTGCTGAGGTTGGCTGCAATTATGTTGAAAGCTGTAGCCAATGGGGTTCTAACGAGTATATGTGCACAAGCAACACCGGCTATGGGTGTACCTGGAATGCTCCGAATTGCGAAGGGACATACACCGGACCAAGCGCTTGTTCTGGAACATACGCAACCTTACACAAGTGGTTTAAGTGGTAATCAATAACCTGGGAGAATTCATGAATTTGGATAACAAAACGCTAAAGCTAATCATTGTTGGAGTTGGCGTTGCTATTATTGTTTTCGCTTGCAAATATTTCGGAGCAGTTTAAGGGGTATCGATGTCGGTAACGATCAATGACGATCCTAGCAGCCTGAAGCCAACACCTCGGGATGAATTTGCCGAAGCCTTAAAGCAGGCCGCGATTACCATTGGCAAGAAGGGGCTCATGCAGTTTCTAAGTAAGAAGATCCTAGCGTGGGCGGCAGGAAAAGCTTACGAAAAACTCGTCACTAGCATCTGGACGATTGCAAATCCCATAGTTGGATTCTTCCTCGGCTGGATAGTCGTTTACCTAGTCAAAGAGACTGAATTTGGAATCTTTTTCTGGTACATAGACACTAGAGCAACAAAACAGGGACGTGATTTCGTTGGTGCTGCACTAGTTAACCAACAAGTACAGCAGCACGGAACAGATGAGGAGAAGAAAAATGCAGAGAATCATCTTCGTGAAACTTTCTATAATCTCGCTTCTCTTCGCAGTTAGCTGCCAGACTGCACCGCCAGACGTGCCTTTGTGTGTTGAGCTAACGATGGATCGTGCGGCCTGCATTCACACTGTCTCTGGCAAAAAATTCGATATCACTAATGATAAGTTATTCGAAGATAAATCTTGGTGGGACCAACGTCACACAATGCTGATGATGCCAGCCAGTTCCTGGGCCAAGCTAAAGACCTGGATCATCACTCAATGCAAACGAACCAAGAGTTGTGACAAAGAAATATCTAGCTGGGACAGGACCATCGAATCTGTTGACTCAGCACTAGAGGCAAAGAAATGAAAACTTTCTCAGTTAAGCTTATTAAAATGTTATTGAGCTTACTTAAAAAAACCAAGACTAACGTTGAACCCACAAAACCGACGCCATCGGAAGCACCTCTTCCTGCAAAAGCTGCGATACCCCCTACACAATCGAGTAAGGATCAAGACGACCCTCCCTGGCTGAAAGCTGCTTACGGCGAACTTGGCATAAAAGAGCTAAACGGCACTTTTTATAATCCTAGGATCGTTGCTTACCACATGACGACGACACTCAATAAAGTTGAAGCGGAAAGCGATGAAACTCCCTGGTGTTCTAGCTTCGTTAATTGGTGCATGGAGCAGTCTGGACGCAAAGGTACTGATTCTGCCTGGGCCCGCTCGTGGCTTAAGTGGGGATACCCCATAAATATCCCGTACCGGGGATGCATTGTCGTACTCTCTCGCGGAGAGAAGAACGGACACGTCGGATTTTACATCAGTCAAACGCACAGCGAAATTCTCGTTTTGTCAGGCAATCAAGGTAATAAGGTTTGCGAAGCCTATTACCCAAAAGCCAGGCTGCTTGGATACCGTTGGCCGAAAGGAAAAGATTGAAAACGTTAAACTGTATTCTTGCGGGTGTTCTTATTTTGATCTTAGCATCGTGCACGCAGCTGCCAACAAAGCCGGCCGATAAACCAGTCACCGATGCGCCAGTTGTTGGCATGCCGTCAAAGATTGCGCTGCCTTGGGACGATAAACACGTCGACTCCGGCAAATGGACGCTTGTGCTTCAAAAAGAAATCATCAAAAAAGAAATGGTCAAATTGTCGCCGGTTGACATTATGTCATTTTGCCCCGGATACGCAAAAGCTGACGATCAGGGCAAGCTCACGGCATGGATGCATTTATTTGCGATCATGGCGAAATATGAATCAAGCTACAATCCAAAGACGTTTTACATGGAGCCGCCGCCGCTTGGTTATAACTCGATTGGCCTATTCCAGCTGAGCTACGAGGACCAACCTAACTATCCAGAGTGCGCCCTTAGTAAGTCCGAAAAGAATCTCGAGGATGGCGTGCATAACATTAAGTGCGCAGTCGTGATTCTTGCGAAACTAATAAAAGAAAATGGTCGAATTGCAGGTAAAGTATCCGGTAAGTGGCAAGGCGGAGCCCGTTACTGGAGCGTCTTGCGCGTAACTCAGAACAACGGCAGTCCGCGTCCAGCATACGACGGAATCATTCGCCACATGAAGTCAGTCGCAGTTTGCAAATAAATTAACCCATTGCACTTTGAGTAATTTCCTTAAGTTAGAGCCGAAGTTTCGCTGCATTACAACTTCGGCAAAATAAGGTTACACTTTTCCCCTTGACCGAAGCCACTCACCGAAACTAGCGTAAGTACATCTAGGGAAATAAACTTACTCTTTGGGGAAACAACCATATGATAATTTCGCCTGACTTAGGTCAGACTTCACTCGACATCGAGAAGGGTCCGACAAAGGAAATGCTTTCCGTTCGCTCTGACAGCGTGGGAAAGTATTACGTCCGCATTAATTCATCCTCACTGTCTGTAATCCAGACGTGCGCCCGCAAATCTCAGTACGCACTCAGTTGGGGCCTTAAGTCTAAAACGCAGTCACCTGCTACGCTTTTTGGTTCTGCAATTCATAAAGCTCTCGAATGCTTCTATTCGCTGCCTAGGGAGATGCGAATTCTCCCGCGTGATTTCGCTAAGCAGACGGATTTGCTAATTCCGCAGGGTGCAGAAGCGGCGAAGCTCGCAGCGTCTCACCCACTTTATGCATGCATAGACGCATTTTTATGCAAAGCACTTCCGCTCCGCGTCCTGCCCGACTCCGACAAACGGAGCCTCAGCGCGGGAGTGTGGAGTCTCACGCATTACTTTACGACTTACGTTGATGACCCTTTCGTTGTGAGGACGGACGCTTCAGGTCCGATTACGGAGCGATTCTGCGAAGCTGTCCTACATGACTCAGACGAACTTCAAATTACTTACTTCGGCACGATCGACTGCGTCTTAGAGAACTCACACAGCGGCGTCGTGCTTCCGTGCGATCATAAGACGACTTCGATTCTCGGCTCGGATTTCTACACGAGGCTCAATCCGAACGCGCAGTACTCGGGCTACATCTTCCTCGCTCAGCAGTGCCTCGGCATTGAGACTGACTCCTTCCTAGTGAATGCACTCCAAGTTAAGCCGCGTCCGACGACTGCGCGGGGAACTCCTCCGAATTTCGTACGTCAGGTAACTAAACGCACCCCAGACGACATTGCCGAATTCAAAGAGTCAGTTGTTCATTCCGTACGAAGCTACCTTAGCTCACTTATAAATAATACTTGGCCGCTCGGGGACGTAAATGCTTGTTCTATGTATGGAGGTTGTACATTCCATAATATTTGTTCCGCGCCCCGCAGTTTACGTAGTGACGTAATTTCAGCAACCTACGAGGTAACTCAAGCATGAAACTCAGTGAAGTAAAAACACAAGGCAACCTTAAAATGCTCCTCCTCGGAGCACCCGGCTCAGGCAAGACCTGCTTCGCAGCTTCGCTCCCTTATCCGATGCTCTACCTTGACTTCGACAACAAGGTCGATTCGGCAGCATTATTCCACAAGAATGATCCAGAACGCCTCGAAGGAATCGACGTTCGAAAACTAAGTAAGGGTCTAGCGACGAATCCAATTGCAGAACTCGAAAAGATCATCCGCGAAGAGCTCATCCCGCAGGAGAAGTCGGGTGGAATGAAATTTAAGACAATCGTACTTGATTCAATTACGACGTTCTCCTCGACGACACTTAAACATATTGTTGATAGCAATCCGGGAATTACCAGACCTGCATTCGCTCAAGGTAAACAGCCCGGACTTCAAGATTTCGGAATTCTTAAACGCGAATTTATAAGGCTCATTCCGGGACTTCTCGACCTTCCCTGTAACGTCGTAATGTGCGCTCACGTTGAAACCTTCAAGGATGCGAATTCGGGAGTAATTATTCGCTCCCCGATGATGGACGGAAGTTTCAGCGAAATGCTCCCTGTATACTTCAAGGAAGTCTGGCACTGTCACGTTACGGATAAGGGTGAGTTTCTTGCGCAGACGAAAGCAGATACGAAATTCTCGTGCCTCAGGAGTCAGATTCCGGGGCTTCCGAATCCCCTTCCGCTTAAGTACGCAGAGTTAACTAAATTTATTTAACAAAACCAGTCCTCACGAGGGACATAAACCAAGGAGTAAACAAATGGCATTAATAACACCTGACTTCTCAGAAGTAGCTGAGTCAGTAGGTCCAGGCACTTACAAGTGTCGCGTAGTGGACGCAAAGTTCGACGAATGGGGCGCGAAGGGCGATAAGCCTGCGACTCCCTATATCAACTGGAGTCTCGAGACGTTCGACGAAGCGGAGTCGCGCAATAACGGACGCCGTATCTTTCACAAGACGCCACTTCGCGGAGGCGGAGCTTTCCGCCTTCAGCAGTTCTACACTGCCGCGATGAAACAGCCGCTCAAGGGCGAGTTTGACACCGAGATGCTTTATGGTAAGGAACTCCTAGTGACTGTCGTCGACGGCACTACGAAGGACGGAAGTCCCTCAGGCTACACTGAAGTCAAAGCAGTTAAGTCACTCTAAATTAATTCCCAAACACTCCCCCCTCTTACGGTTACACCTAAAGAGTTGTCACCCTAGAAGTAAGTCGGGGGAGTGTACTTTCTCTCGCATCTAAAGGTTCAGCAGCATGAGTTCCACCCGCGTAGCATTCGTAATCGATAGAGTCCGCCCTTCGGCAAAAGCTGAAGGTAAGATTGTATGGGGCTGGGACTACACCCTTCTCACTGATAAGGCCAGGCGTGCGGGAATCCGCGAGGACTTCTTAACGTTCGAAATTGCAGGCCCGGACCTCCACACGAGACTCAACGCTTACCCGAACTTGCGCGTAATCGTCCCCCTCGAGGAGCGCGCCCTCGCGGAAGTTACAGGCCTTCGTTCGATCGATAAGTGGCAACTAAGTCCCCTCGATACAATTAGTTCCTTCACCTGCCGTAAGGCAATTCCGACGTATCATCCGGACCGCGTCCGTAAGGACATGGGACTCAACCTCCTCGTTGAGTTAGCACTTAAACGTGTTCGTGAGGAGTGCGACACGTTAGAGTACGCACGTAAACCATACAGATTTAAATTCAATCCCACACTTACGGAGGCGCATGAAATTCTTAACCACCTTAAAACACTTACTGCTAAGGATTGGCTCTCCGTTGACATCGAGACAGGACGCGGACAGATCAACACAGTTGGCTTCGCCTGGACACCCTCAGATGCAGTTGCGCTCGGAGTGCTTCCCGATCGTTGCGGCGCGGAAGAGTACTACAAGCTTTGGTCGAGCATTGGAGATGTATTATGCGGACCAAGTCGAAAGGTCATGCAGAACGGGATTTACGAGGTTCTTTATTTCGCAAGATACGGACTGAATCTCGCAAACTTCAGTCACGACACTATGCTCGCGCAACGGCTCCTGTGGCCTGAGTTCGAGAAGGGCCTTGCGAACGTAGGCCGTTTCTACACGAAGGAACCTTACTGGAAAGACTCAGGTAAAATCGAGGCGAGTGAGTCGGGGAAACGAGACTGGGGGGCGATTCGTGACTGGACCGCGCACTACGATTATAATTGCCGCGACACATCAAATACTCTCGAAGCGTGCCTCGCGCAGCGTGCGGACCTCGAAGCTCGGGGAATTCTCAGCTTCTACGACGAGAAAGTAATTCCAGTCGCGCGGCTTACGCAGGAGATGTGCCTGCGGGGACTTCCGATCTGCGCGGAGACTAAACTGAAACTTACGACCGAGTACGAAGCGAAGTGCCTCGAACTCGTATCAGGGCTCAGCGTCCCACCGAAACGCGCGAAGAAGCAAATCTCACTCGTTACGCGGACGCAGAAACTCGACCTCCTCAAATCGAAAGGTTACGCGATCCCTAAGACTAAAGACAAAGAAACGGGCGCAATGAAAGAGTCCGTCGACGAGAAGTCGATTAAGAAGCTCCGAATTAAGTACCCGAACGATCCGGATCTTCCGCGCTTCCTCGCTCTCGCTGAGTACGAGAAAGCTCTCTCTTCGTACCTTCGCGCCGAGACTGACCCACTTGACGGGAACGTACGCTTCGCACTCGACCCCCTCAGTACAGAGACGATGCGAATGTCCTGCTCCCTCGATCCCTGGAGTCGCGGCTTCAACGCGCAGACAATGAATAAGGTCGCGAAGAAAATGATCCGCAGTCCGGACCGTATCTTCGTGCAAGTCGACCTTAAGCAGGCCGAGTCTCGCTTCGTCGCGTATGACTCGGGCGATCTCGGACTCATTCAGTGCCTCGAAGATCCGAAACGTGACATTCACTCCGAGGTCGCAGCGGAGATCTTCGGCTGCTCGATTGAGCAGGTCCGGGCAGAGCGCAAAACCGGTGATTCAAGTAAGCGTCAACTCGGTAAGAAGTCAGGGCATGGAGCGAATTACGGCATGTCTGACGCTACGTTCGTCGAGTCCTGCCTGAAGGAGCTCGATCTCGTAATTACGCGGGACTTCGCACATAAGGTCCTCGAAGCCTACCACGTACTCTTTCCAGGTATCCGCCAATGGCACGCAGCAATCCGCAAAGAACTTTGGAACACTCGGAAACTCACAAGTCCCTTCGGTCCTGTTCGTTACTTCTACGGGCGTATGGAGGATAATACGTTCAGGCAGGCTTACGCGTACCGTCCGCAGAGTACAATTCCTTGGGTCGTAAATGAGCTGCTCCTGAGTCTCAGTGCAAAGCGCGAACGCGGGGAGCTCAGCTTCTGGGCACACCTTCAGTGTCACGATTCGCTGACGCTTTCGTGCGCGAACGCCGAGGAAGCGCACTCAGTGATTGAATTTTGTTTAAGTACCGAACTCTGGCATCCAGAGATCAAACTAAAGGCTGGGAAGTTAGTCATTCCCGTTTCAGCAGAAACAGGCACCTGCCTGGGGAGTCTCACAGAATGGAAGAACTAGACCGTTCAATTCAGGACCTTGCAGTCAAAGAGGCGATCCGCAGGGCGACTTCAGAAGTAATAAATAACGAACGTGAAGCAATCATGAAAGCCGCAAGGCGAATGCTTCCGAGTATCATCGAAGAGTTAGCGCAGCACCAGCAAGCATCAAGCACCGAAGGGGTCATCGAGGATGAGTCAGCAGGAAGTACCGCAGAAGCGTAGCACTTTCATAACTGAATACATGAAGTGGGCCGATACAGGACACGCTCCAAGTAAGTTTCACCTTTGGGCCTGCCTCTCTGCGATTGCGGCGTGCCTTGAGAGGAAAGTGTGGCTCTCCTTTAACGGTGGAAAGTGGCGCTGCTTTCCGAACCTTTACGTATTCTGCGTTTCGCATCCGGGAATCGGGAAGTCTTCTGCGATCGACCGGGCGAAAAATTGCATGATCGACCTGCGCAGCGAGGAACTGGGCGACGTAGTCCTCATTCCGAACACACTCTCAGTTTCAGCACTCGTCGAAGCTATGAGTAAATCAACGAAGTCTCAGTTCTCCGGAACTCGCGTCGTATTCGAGCAGTCCGCAGCTTACTTCGTCGGCGGTGAGGGAAGTGAATCACTCTCCTCGATTCACGTTGGGGGCGAACTTACGAATTGCCTCACCTCACTTTATGACTGCCAGGAGCACTGGGAACGCAGTACGCGAGCGCACGGAAGTGAAGTCATCCGTAAGGGCTGCTTTAATATGCTCATGGGGACAACGTTCGCCTTCCTCGGGGACCTCTTAAATGGCTCAGCCATTATGGGGGGATTCGCCTCACGTGGAACTTACGTAATCTTCGACGAGAAGTTCATCCGACCGTCCGACGGACTGAGGTTAGGCAAGGTTCCAACGGGGTTGACAGAATCCTATACGAAAGCTCCGCGCTACATCCTCGAGGGATTCTCCCGAATTCACAAGCTCCAGGGCGGATTCGAATGCTCTGACGAATTCATTGCTGCGTACGAAAAGTGGAGCCCGGAAGCCCAGGAGCGCAGACAAGCAAATCCGAGTGAGAAAATGCAGGCGCTCCTCGTGCGCCAGGAACCTCTCATTCTCAAACTCGCTATGATTCTGAGTGCTGCGGAATCCTCTGACCTCATCCTGCGTAAGCATCACTGGGACGGAGCTCTCTTGCTTGCTGAGGAATGTGAAGCCGGACTCCCTAAGATGTTACGAGGACTCAGTAACGACACTAACAGCCAGAAGGACCTCGTGCAGACTCTCTTCGGCTGCTTCGAGAAAGTTGGGGATCTGCGAAATCAAAATGACGTCGGTAAGGTACTTATTGCTCACGGATTCGAGCCGCACCGTTACGAGCACACGATACGGATGATGCTGAATTCAAAGATGCTAGCTCTGCAGGGACCGAATTTGCGACTTCTCATCGATCCGAATGAGCACCTCTAGTGCTCCGTCACTGGTAATTTCTACGCGCAGCGGGTAGCCCATTTGCGCGAGTGTTTCTTCAAGGTTCGCAAAATCGTACTGCACTTGCGTCGGAAGTTTGTGGAATTCGGTTTGTGCCTCTTCATCTTCGAAGATCATTCTGCTTCTTCCTCGATTAGTAGTGGTGTTGGAGGGGGAGCCGCTTGTCGGGCGAGTGCTCTCCGTGTAAGAGCGTCAACGAAGCCACTTTCACCCGCTCGCATAAGTGCCTTACCTACTGCACGTTTAGCGTAAGGAGTTTGTGCGAATTCCATAGCCTTACGTGCAATTGCGGGAGCAACATTCCCCGAGGCAACTGCGATAGCGTCAATTTGAGCACCAAGTGCGCTGCTCCGACCCTCAATTAAAGCTTGTTTAGCTAAGGGGCCTTGAGCTTCTATAATAGGACCCCAAACTTCATTCAATTTATCAATTGACTTACCAAGTCCGCGTTCCCCAACTTCGCCTGCCCGAACAATAGAACGTCTCATGTCATCAGCGAGTGCGTTCTTAAATTGATCCGCAATTCCTACGACTCGGTTATTTTGAAAAGCTGACTTAGGAAGTCCGTGGTAGAGCTGTGTTTTAAATGCAGAGACGTCAGAAAGCTTCGCTACTCCTCGATCCTTATAAGAATTAAGTAAATCATAGAGGTCGCCAACAAGGGGGGCAGTCGCAGGATCTGCTTGAGTCATCCATTTATTAAGGAGTGCTTCTGAACGTCCGAAGGTTCCGGACTTCTTCAAGTCAATCGTAACTCCAAGTTGGTCTGCATAATCATAGAATCCTTGACGAATGTTTCCCATGTCTACGCTGAGACGTTCGGCAGCTTCTTGCACTGCTTTCGCTCCTACAGGAGCACCCTCCTTGATTAGTTGCTTAGCTACGCCACGCGCACGTTCTTGCCCGATTTTCTCACCTAACTTACTAAAACTGCGCTTGTAGGCTTCCTCGCCTAAGGTGTTCGCGACAGTACCTCCGGGATTCGCTAGGACTGCAGTTATGCGGTCGAGGATCGGACTGGGTTTACGCAGAAACTTAGTCATTATTGGAGTAGTCTTAGTTAGTTTAGCCAACGCAGTGAATGGGTCAGTAGCCAAGTCAGCTGCAAATCCCGAAACGTCACGCTGCGAAACTCGACCTAACTTAGGAAGGTTTATAGATATTCCCTCTTCAACTCCAGCACGTTCCATGTACTGGGCTGAAGTAGGAGCTTCACCGATTAGGGCTTGCTGGAAATCCTCAACTGTACCTATTGGCTGTGCGGGAGGAGCTCCTAATGCGCCAGCGACAGCACCTGCACCTGCAGCTCCTGCAGTGCGAATCAGTCCTCCGCCGTAATCTGCGATTTTGCCGGCAGTGCGAAGTGCGTCCGTACTGACTTCAGTTGCAGTAGGCATTTGCATTTGAGGTCTGCCCCGTTGATTTAGCGCCGAAATTAACTCTGACATGTCATCTTGTGCGGGCACTGCTGCATTCCCAGGGTTCATCCCCTCAAGGGCTGCTATCAAGTCAGCTTCCTCAGCGTTAACTCCGGGAGCGGTAAGTTGCTGAGGGCGAGCTCCGCCTGGCTTAGCGAGTTGCTTATTTGGTGAAGCCATTACTTACCTCCGCCTAAGATCTTATCGATTTGCTCAGTGAATTTAGGCTGCTGTTCTTTTAAAGCTTCGAGTGCTTGACGTGAGTAAGATTTGCCCCCCAGGGAAAACACCTCTTTACTTCGAGCTTTTAAGCCTTCTGTAAAGTATTCTTGTTCGGTTGGAAGTCCTATAGCTTCTTCAGCCTGTTTCGAGCGCCCTTTAAAAGCTTCCATTTTAGGTAATCGTTCTCGAATAATTTTGAGTTCCTGATTACCCTTACGCAACTGTTCTGCGCGTGAAGCTTCAATGAATTTAATGAAACGTCCGACTTTCATTGGATTTGGATCCCCAGCAAGATCGAGTGCGAAATCTTCAATACGTCCAGCAATGCCTGACTGGCCCATGACACGTTTAAGGTCTGTATCAGTCATGACGCCCTTAACGTCTAGGGCTCCGCGTGCGATTGACTCCGCAAGACCCTTAACTACGTCAGCATCTCCAGGTTGGGGTTTTCCTTCTTTAGCGCGTTTGTAAATGGGATCGAGCTGCTTCAGTAAGGTGTCATTGCGAGAAATTCCCGCCTTAATGGGTTCGAGTTTTTTGCTGACGTCATCACTAAGGGACAGTACGCGATCGTCAAACTTACTAGCCTCGAAACGCGCCTGCGTTCCTGACGCCTTCTGCTCCATCGCCTTATTCGCCGCAGCCTTCTCAGTCGTACTTGCGATTTCCTGAAAGAGTGACGCGGATTCCTCGGGGGACATTCCCGCGACAACTTCAGGCGTAAATCCAGCCTGTTTAAGTAGGACTTCTTGATTCGGGGCGATCTTACTGATATTCCATGGATCTGAGAAGATCTGATTAAACTGCACAGCATTCATCTTACCGTCGAGGATGAGCTGCCTCGCAGTCGCAATGCGGGCACGGTTCTCTTTGGACTTAAGTAGGAAATTGAGATGCTCCTTCGGAACTTCGAAGCCGAGCGAACCGAGCACACTCGGAGCCATCTTAATAATTCCGGCCTGCGCCTCCGGATCCTTAAATTCGTCAATCTTCTGTACGAAGTCGATCGCCTTAAATAGTTTAGCCTGCTGAAGTCGGTCAGCTTCCTGACTGTGCTGCTGCTTAGCTAATTGAAGGCGCTCAGCTTCTTGGGCAAGACCAATTCCCTTCGTTACGGCTTCAGGAAGTCCCTGACCCGCTCGTTGATTAGCTTCAAGAGTTGATGCCGTCAGCATTTCAGCTAAACTAGCCACGACTTACCTACCTTTTGGTTTATACTTAATTTGTTTAATTTGTGCGATTCGGTGCTCCATCGCGAGTTCGGCATCGAATTCCTTAAGTAATCCAGTCACTCCGGGGAGTGCGCGGAAGTTAGGTCCGAATCTGGCTTTGAGTGCTCGCACGAGCCTGTGACGTCCAACGGAATCCTTCGGCAGCTCAGGGTGTGCGTCTCCGAGTATTTCCGGGAGGTCCGAGAGTTGAAGACCGCGACGTTTGGCCGTCTCCCCGGTCTTGCCCATGATCTCTGCGAGACTCACTTTGCGGCTCATCCCTTTTCTGCCTTCTCTGCTTTGAATAGTTTTGCGAGGAACGATTCAGCCTTCTTCTTACTGCCTGCGTGTGAGCGTGGGATGACAATTTCGCCAGGCGATAATTGTGCCGGAACAACGTCATTCTGTGGGCTATTTCCTGGGACTGGAGCAGAACCTCGAACGACACCACCCTGTGAGTATTTCTTAGTCTTGCGCTGCTGCTGATGCTGAGCGCGAACTCCTCCGGAGTCCCAGGTCTGATTAGTTGCTGCCTGTCCAGTTGTGAGGTTACTTACGAGGTTTGCCCAGATGGAAGGTTCCGGAACGCGTCCGCCTTCGCTCATTTTAGTCCCACCGCCCTTACCGCCTATTGCAGCAAGTCCGCCTCCAATTCCGGCGTTAACTAGGTTCTGCATAAAAGCAGTCTGCCCCTGCGCCCGAGCTTGTTGGGCTACGTAAGGCGCTCCGGCAGACTGAATGAGTGGTGCTTGAGCTCCTGAGAGTGCGGCAAGTGAGGAACCGTGCAGTCCGGTTCGAGAGTTAAGCATTCGGTTCTGGAAAATTCCAGCTGTTCCGATTTGATTAAATCCGCGCGCTTGGAGGTCAATGCCTTGGCGTTGACCCCCTAGTAGGTTAGCTAAATTGCTTGCACCCTGAAAGGCATCCTGAAAGCGCCCGTAATTTTGCTGATCTTGCTGCATTCCGAATTGCGCTGATTGAGTCGCTCCAGCGAGGTCGAATTCGCGAAGTGCCTTACTGCCTATTGAGGAAGTTTCAGCTCCAGGTCCGTATTGGCTCTGAAGTGAATTCACGAGCTTTTGACGTTCGGCTTGCCGTTGAGCCTCAAAGGGTGCGTAAGCAGCCGGAACTCGCCCACTCTGAGGTGATTGATAGCCTTCGCGAAGCATGCTGAGTGCTTTCTGGCTTGCTTCCATGAGTGCGGGATCAATTGAAGCAAGTAGTCTCTCATCAGCAGCGAGTTGTTTTCCACCCATTGCAAGGGCCTGTTCCTGCGCTTGCAGTTCTGCCGGAGTTGCCTGTGCGAGGGACATGATGTCGCGTTCTCCGCGAGCTGACTCCCCCATGATTGCGTCGCGGGATTCTCGAGCCTGTCTGAGCTGTGCCATTGATGCTAGACCTGCTGCGTCTGCGGCACCCCGACCCGTAAGGTCTCCCCAGAGGTCATCAAGAGGGTTGCCCGAGCTTAGACCTCCAAGACCTTTAGGTAATAGGAGGGATGCGCCACTCGTAACGGGAGCTAATGCCCCTTGAACAACAGTACCAACTATTCCACCGCCGCCACTTCCCATGATTTAACCCCCTTTAACGGATTCTGCCGGAACTTGCTTCCGTAACCAAATCTTACCTTGTTCCGCCTGAAAAGGCACGAAACCGTAATTTAGCTGAGCCCTCAGACTCAATCCGCAAGTATTAGATGTCACATTTACGTTTGTAATTAGTAAAGGTTTGTTTCGTTCCCTCGCTAAGGTTTCAAGTTCCAACATGAAGAGTGATGCAACTCCGGACTGCCTGCAGAGTGGAATAACGTAACAGTCCCGGACAAAGATATAGTTTGGAAACTCAATGAAGGTTATGAAACCCGTTTCGTTCTCAATGGTTTCAGCACCTTCGACTTCTTCGCAGTAGCGGGCCCATAAGCTATTCATTAGTCGAAGTACTCCCATACTACTATAAGGCCACTTCCTCCAGCGGCGCCGACAAAGCCATTCGTACCGGCAGAACCACCTGATCCTCCAGCCCCAACTGAGTAAGCGTAAGAGCTGGCGAGTAAGTGCGAGGGGATTGTTAAGTCAATATAAGCTCCGGCTCCCCCACCGACGCCCGTGAAAGTTCCATTCGTAGCGCCCGTGCCTCCGCCTCCGCCGCCCCCACCTGAATTGGTTTCAGCTACAGTACCCGAACCTGAGTACTGGCTGTCACCGGCGCCGCCTAGTGGATTCTCACCGCCTCGACCGCCTGCTAAGAGGACGTTTGCTTGGTTCTGATTACCGCCGCCTCCGCGTCCTCCGGTAATTCCGAAGGCTAAAACTGCAAGTGCAGAAGTAAGTGTTACGGCGCCCCCAGCTCCGCCCTGCTGAGTGGAGGGAGCTCCTCCGCCAGAGCCTCCAGCTGCTGTGATGTCGGAACCGAAAGTAGTACTGCCGCCAGAAGAACCACCGCCTCCGCCTCCGGTACCAGAACCTCCACCGCCGCCACCGCCACCTGAAACTAAAAGCCGCATACGGGTACAACCTTGAGCTGTCGTATGGGTTCCGGTTCCCGACGAGTAACGAGTCACCTTAAATAGGGTAGACCTAGGGGGGGAATTCGTAATGTTAGTCGGAACGGCTGCCCAAGTACCTGCTGTGGTCTGGGTCGAATCCATAACTGCCAGGAGAAGTCCCGGCACGGAAGACAGAGCTCCTATTGCGTAGAGGAGACTTCCGGAGTCAGCATTACCCGCTTCAGCTGTCGTCGTGAGGGCCGCTCCGGAACCGAAGGGCGAAGAGGAGACGCTGAGGTAAGGTATCCCGTTATTACTAACTAGGCCAAGGTACATCTTTGCGGCTGTTGCGTTTGAGTGCCCTAACGTCGAACCACTCGCTACAACGAGGGAAATGAAGCTTGGAATCTGAATATACTTTGCTTGCTCAGTAGTATTGTAAGCATTAATTCTGAACTTAGTTAGGGGGTTCGCGTGCATAATGAGCGTAAGCGCATTAGACGCTACTTCAGCAGTTACCTTTAGGTTCTTTTCATGCGTGTCCTGGTAATCGATGCACGCAACGAAATCCTGAGAGTCATTGTTGTAAACTTGTCCAATGCAGCGCCACGTATGGAATGGGTGATAAAGTCCTTTAAGGTCATGAGTCCTGTCAAAGGGTGCGATGTTGGAGATTATGCGATCTCCGGACTCTTTGAGGTACAGATAGTAAACTGTTGAGGCAGATTCACTTACGCCCGAGTCGAAATCTGTAGAAGTACTCCATTGAAGTCGGTCGAAAATCATGTTGGTTGTCGTACCGTAAACGGAAATCTTTGCGTTTGTGTTCCGACTAATTACAGCCGTCGCTGAAGCACGTTCGAGATCCGCAGTACAGGTTGATTCGAAATTCTTAAAGAAGTCGAATCCCCGAGCTGCGACTGTATTTGTAGTGTCCTGAAGGCACAAGCCTATGAGGTTTCCGTCAAGGTCAGCCCAGGAGCCTGAGTAGTACTTCCACTTACTTGCGCTGAGGTCGAACCAGTAATCCCCGATTGCGGGGCTCGTCGGCTCGTCGGCGGAGACTGTCGGATTGGTGTAACCCGGCTGAAGCGTGCTGTCTGACTTCGCGTAGATCCAGGTCAGCTTCATGAGCGTAATTGTATCGTTATCAGTGAAGGCGGCTCGCGGAATTGGAGCGTCCGCACTGTCAAAGAAGTAACCTCGATGAGCGTTACTGAGTTGAGTCGCTGAATCGACTCGCGCGATGAAATACTCGGTCGTGGAACCTGCGAGCTTAAACCCTGCGAGTTTACCTGTGAGGTTTGAAATCTCAGTTCCCATTGCGTCGACCTGAATTGTCGTTCCATACTCACCGCACATCTTAGTCCAGGCTTCGTCATTCGTTCCTGGCATGTTGACGAGGGCAGTATTGTTCGAGGAGGGAGCCGCAGTCAGGCCCGTCGCAGTGACGTTACTTGAAATGGTGACGGCAGTACTTTCGTAGTAGAAGACGAAAGGAGTCGTTGCTCCGGCAAGGGTAACTGTACGAGCTGCTCCATTAGGGACAAGGAAGAGGGGCTGACTGCTTCCAGTTCGTACGCGTCCAGAGGAGATGCGATTAGCTAGAGCTGCTGTTCCGAGAGCTGACGTAAGCTCACCTAGACTCGAGGATGCAGTCTGATACCAGTACGTAGTTCCGGTACCTTTCATTTCCTGAATCACAAAGCGGAGCCGCTCGAGTTCGCCCGCGAGTGAGGTCGCAAGAGATTCAGATCCAGACTCTCCGGGATCAGTCTGCGTCCGCATTGCAGCAGCATTCGTACTATAGTCGTCAATTCCTGAAGGAGTAAGGTACGTCAGTATGTTGTCAATTTCAGCGTTAAGGTCTGCGTAAGTTAGAGTCTCTGCGATCCAATTCTTAATCCGAGAAAAAGTTGCGCCCACGGGTCACCTCAAGTTGTTTTTTGTGCCTTCTCGCTTCCGAGTCTAAATCCTACTGTAATTGAGGAGACCTGGAAACTTTCATTACTTCCGGAATTATAAAATCTCGCACTGAACGTACGTCCGCTTGCTCGCAGCCTCCGCACGGCAGTCTCTGTGTTCGCCTGCGCGAGTCTGTCAGTGTCGAGGAGTAAGTAGTTCAGTTGCGAGTTCGAGTCCTGAACCATTGGGAATGTAATCGTCTCAACGAAACGTCCGTCGACGTAATAGTCGCAGCTCAAGTTCCCGGACGATTCAGGCACGTAAGTTACTGCGAGCCAGTCGAATTGCTTCTCCTTCGCGCTGAGTGACTGATCCGCGAAGCTAAAGTCGTGATGCGGAGTCTGGAAGTCCCCAGTGTAGGCAGTCGCTCCGCCTTCGATGCGATCTTCGCGGTCACAGAGGTGTACGAATCCGCTTGCGTCCCCGTACATGGGACGAAGGATTTCGTTTTGATCCTTGTAGTGTGCGAGGCACTGCGGAGTCCCTTTGAGCCAGTAACTTATTCGGGGCTGATCCGGACGCGCTACGTCTAGGACAAGGAGGCAGTTGTTTGTCGTAATGTAGCCAGAGCGGTACGTTGCGAAGAGTTGTTTCTTTTCCGAGTAAAAAAGTACGTGCTGCTCAGTGAGTCCGACCTTACTTGTGTTTGCGCGGTGAAAGGATTCAACGCCAGACTGCTGAAGTACGTCTGCTGCCTCGACGTTTCCGAGTTTCTGAGTCGCGGCGTAACTCGTAAGAGTACCTGTCGTGTTACCTGCGAGTAAATCGTCTAGGACTTCTGCGATCGCATTCGGAGCACTGAGACCGAAGTTACTTGCGAGTTTCACCCAGTACCAGTTGTCGGAATCTGCGTCGGAATCCTCGAGGTAGTAAACGAAGCCGCCGTCCTTGAATGCGAAGAGTCTGCCTTTGTAGACATAAGCTCCCCGGAGCTCGCCCCCCTCGCCCGGATAAACCGAAAGTGCGAGGTAATTTGAGGTGAAGGTTTCGTGATTAGTCGTTGAGGACGCGTAGGCGATCTGCTTAGCAAAGGCCCAAAGTCTGCTCCTGTGAACTACTCCGAATTTAGGATAGCGGCCTACGGCCCAATCTGTAGCTGGAGAATCGATTACTGCGAATGTAGTTCCGTCCCCTTCGAGTACGTAGGGGTTCGTACGTCCGTTCGTAAAGAGAAAGAGTTTCTTCGTCGCGGATGCAGTTTCCTGTCCGCCTTCAGCGAAGATGCAATTCGGATCCAGTGTCCCAATACTTGAGTTAATCGTAACAAAAGTACGGTCTCGACCTTTGCTGATTACCCCAGTCGAAGTTACTGCAATAAGTCTCTGCGTTGCAGTATCAGGCCACCAATCATGAATTGCTATGATTCCCGCAGAGAGCGCGTCTGCATTGTATTTAATCGTGCCTGGGGCTTTCTGCACAGAACCGTTCGAGAAGGTTACGTTCTTAGCGTAAATTAGGGCTCCCGGCGGCACTTTATCGGGAGGGACGTCCGTAAGGAGCCCTAAGTCACCTAATGGAATCTTAACTGAATTACCACGGTAAGCCACAATTAGTCGTTCCCGGCATCATAGCCATAACTGAGTTTGCGTTTCAGAGCTGAGAGGTCCGCGCGAGGGGTAATTCCGCCGAAATTAGGGTCCGTGCGCTTAAGTTGTGCTCTGTGCGCGGCCTGCATGAGGAGTAACTGAGCCTTAGCGAATTGCATGTACGTTGCTGCCTTATCGTCCTCTTTGTCCGTAAGAATAAAGCACGCGGCTCCGTACTCAAGAACGTCAGAATACTTACGCGGAACCCTCGGCACTGAAGCTGCGAGGTCTTTAAGGTCGAGAGGCACCTCGATGACGTCGACTTCGACTTTCATTGCTTCGTGAGGGTAACTGTCAAAGCGAACGACGATGCGTCCGTCCTGACCTTCCCGGAGTACCGCGAACTTACGGGGAATTCGCTGACTCACTTCACTGAGTGGGCAGTCTTCCTGAAGCGTCCGGATCTCGACCCCCTCGATGTCGCGAGAGTGGAGTCCGGCGCGGAATGCGCGCATGGGACCTACTAGTCGAGTTACTCCACCGAGTACGTAAGTCGCTACTTGCGAAGCAGCTGAAGTGTTATCCGAGTAGTCGAAGCCGAGAGTTCCAAGTACGGAACGGGCGACGTTCGTGCCTGTAGCTCCGAGGAACTTGAAGATGTCGCCACCTGTGAGGGTCGAGGTGAGCGTGAACTTTCCTGTGACTGAGTCGTAAGTGCATCCGTAAGTACTGCTGCCCCCGGCAGCCGTCGTGATCTGCGCAGCTACGTGAGTGCCGAGTGCAGACGGAGTGTAGGCTCCTGCAGTGAGAGTTGCAGTTGCTTCAGTGCTTCCCGTGCGGATGAAGTCGAGTTTGTCGTTAATTCCGGACTCAATGTAGACGTGAGTCGGAACGACTTCGTAATCGAGCTTGAAGGCTTCGTAACTCTTACTTGCGCCGGTCGTACCAACGTAGAAGGCGTCAATCTCAAAGGCAGTCGCGGACGCAGTATGAGCTGCAATTCTGTAGACGGTTTTTTCTCCGTCGACGCGAATGTGCCAGCCCGTGAGACTGACAGTAGGCGCCGAACTGAAGGTCCCGGCGTCGGTTCCGTTCGTGAGCGTAATCGTGCCCGTCGTGACTGGGGCCTTAAGTTCGAGGACGTAAGGGTACTTCGCGCGAGCCCAGGTCCAGGCTTCGTCGACGTTCACGTCGAAGATCAGTCCGCCTGCGAGGAGGCCGTAGTGGATTTTATTGAGGTACGTCAGGGCGTCTGATTCGTAAGGCGAGGTCCCGGACGTAGTTTCGCCCGCCCGGTTGAGGACGGCGTCGACGTAATCTGCTGTCGTTCGGAATTGTGCCACGTTCGACCTCTATTGGTAGAATTCAGTTACTTCAATGTAGCCAGATCCGCCCGCACCGCCAGCAGCGCCACTCGTTCCAGCTCCCCCCGCAGTACCGCCACTTCCTACTGCGTAGGCGTAAGTAGCTAAAGGTGCAGAAATTAGTGCATCTATGTAACCCCCAGCGGAACCGCCAGAGCCACTGTAGTGAAGCAATATACCGCTTGCGCGGGCTCCGCCGCCACCTGAGCCTGTATTAGCCACGGCAGCACCGCCCGCCGCTGTTCCCTCGCCGCCGCCAGTTCCAGCGCCTCCGAATGGACTTACCCCTCCCATACCGCCTGCTATGTCTGCTGCGCCTGAAGCTGCGTTGAGACTTGAACCACCACCAGAAGCACCTTGAATTGAGGTGCCGATTGGCCCAGTCCCGAGTGAGGCAGAGCCGCCCGCGTCCGAAGCTGAAGCCGCGATACCGTTATAACCTTTGCCGCCCCCGTTAGCCGCAAGTAATGCAGTACCGAAAGTAGTGTTTCCTCCGGCAGTAGCAGCTGTACCTGCTGAGGTTCCGCTACTGCCGCCACCACCACCACCACCTACCATTCTTACGCGCAGGTAGAGTGGTTTGGGGTTTGTAGGCAACGTATAAGTGCCGGAACTGGACGTGAAGGTTTGAATAGTCGGGGCTTTAGGAACCGGATAGTCCCCCGAGACAATTGCGGAAGGCGCATTTGTCCAAGCGAAAGAAGCTGCTGGAGTGACAGTTACGCGTCCTAGGTACTTCACGGGCTTTGAAGTCTGCGCCGCAGTCGAGTAGAGCGTATTAATTGTGTCTGCTCCGCCCGCTCCCCCCTCTGCAGTTGAGCTGGCGACGACACCTTCGTAAAGCATGTTACCGTTAACGACTCCGAGGACAGTCGCGGAGTCCGTATAGATTCCGTAAACGTGAAGGGTGCAGACTGAAGTCGCGGTGCAACCCAGTGCGGAGCCGTTACTCACTACGACGGAGAGGGCAGCCGCAACTGAGGATTTAGTCACGGTTCCAGTCGTAGCGGTTGCGTTTCTATAACTGAGTACGCAGGGACTTGCAGCACTTGGATCGGCTCCCGCTCCGTCCTTAAGGGCAATCGTAAGGGCTGAGCTTGCGACTGAAGCCGCGAGGGAGCAATTCGAAATTGCCGGAGCTGCGACAGCATTCTGAGCCGCAGAGAAAATGGTCCCGTCCTGAAGGTAAATTTTATTTTTAAGGACTTTCACTCCGTCGGAGTAGTAGATTACGGCTTGAGGTCCGCCCGGCGCTGCCTTCGTCGTAAACGCAGAGAGCATCGAAAGTACAAAGAGAAACCCGGCGAGGATGATATTGGGTTTTCGTTCCATCACTCTGCCTCCTTTAGTTTTGCTAATTAATTAGTTTTAATTTAGTAATGCAAGTTAATCGTAAGTTCGCCCGTCGTGACGTTAGCCGAGACGGCTTTCACTGCCAGACGTTGACCCTTGCTGAGTTTTAGCGGAATGAGTCCGTTACCGCCAGGGATGACGTGGACTAGGTCGACTTCGGAACTCGCAGCGCCAATGCCGAGTTTCATCGTAGCGCCACCAGTGTCGAGGATTTCAGCGTGGCGTGCGTGCTCGTCGAGGGCGGAGTCGAGTTCGAACCAAGTAGCAGTCGTTACGTTATTAGTCGCGTAGTTAACTCGTATCTGCTGAACTACGATTCCGCTTGCGTCACTCACTTTTTAGCCTCCGGCTTTAGCCCCGCTGAGGGAGCTTGTTGTTTTAATGCGGCTGCCTGCTCTGCTCGGAGCGCGGCTAGTTCCGCCTGAAGTGCTGCATTCTGAGTTTTAATGTCTTGCATTTCGAGCGCAGCCTGTTCGTCCTGACCTAATGGTCTGACGTAATCGACGTGCGCGGCAGTGAAATCGAATTTCTGAGCCTTCTTACCCGTCTTTTCGTCGATAACTTCAATCAGACGTCCTGCGGGTTCGTTATTTTCGAACCAAAGATTCTTACTGCCTGTAGGCCATTCGAAGGCCTTCTCGCCGCCGATGAAATGAAGCCGGTAAGGACGTACTTCTACGATCTTACCGAACTTGTCCCGCTTGTGAGTGTTTAAGTCAAAGCGGGCTTCGTTTGCTTTAGTTTGTGCGGCAGCTGCTGCTTTCGGATTCACTTAAGTTCTCCTCAGTTGGTTTGTTTCTCGTTGTTCGAGAAATGTTACCAACCAATTACCTCGACTTCAATTGTTTGTGCTGCAATTGCCAGGGCACTCGCTTCGGCTAGAGCTGCCGCAGCTAGGGTCGTCGATACAACGCCGCCGAGAGTCGCAGAGTTTGCGCCTGCGATGGTGATGTTAGTCGCTGATTCCTTGCCGAGGGTAAGTGTCTTAGCGGAGATTGCATCCGTGCTTGCCGCTGCCTGACCCGCGATGATCTTGACGTCGTGGGTGTGCGTCTGCGCAGGGGCCTGAAGGACTACGAGTTTCTCAGCACTTTGATCGTACTGGAAGCGGTAGCCTGAAGTCCCCTGATCGACGACAATGAGGCTTTCGATGATGTTTGGGCAGCCCAGTTTCGCCTTCGAAATCGGTATCCCGTTTGCTGGAACTGTAAGAGCTCCATCACCGAATGCGATGGACGCCCGGATGCTCTTCCGTGAGTTTCCGAGCGTCCTCTTGGTTAGTATTGAATAGGTGAGATCACCTGCTGCTAAATCAGCCATTTTTTCGCTCCTTTAGTCAGTTAGTGATTAAGCTGAAGCGACCCAGTCGCCACAGTTACTTACCGCTTCAGATACTACTTCGTAATCGAAACCGTAGAAGCCAGTGCCTGCTGCAGTGCCGGGATCAGCCGCTTGAGTTGTCTGCTCGAAGGAGATTTCATCTCCAGGGTAGCAGAGTACGGGTTCGATATTCTTGTAAAGGACCTTACCGACTGCTGTAGTGTCGGGAATCGTAATGGTTGCCATTTGAACTTCGCCTGAAGCTGACGCTATTGTCGGACGTCGATTCACTTCGACTACAGGTGCAGTTGTCGTAGCATCGACTAGTAGGTTTACAATAAAGTAGAAGCCCGTGACCTTAATTGGTCGCAGTACGTAGTAACCGCCATAGACTGCATTAGCAGCGGCCAAATTTTCAGCTGTATCATGAGCGTTCGACGCTCTTACGATTGCGTGGCTCGCTTGTTTGTTCGGATACATTTGTTAAATCTCCTAAGTAGAAAGTGTTTAATTAATTAACTTCAAGTAAGGTAGTTCCATTAAGAACTTGTTACGTGAACGACGCGGGCTTCGCCAGCACTTGCAGAATCCTTCCAGACCTGATCGAAGCCATAGATTCCGTACCAAGCAACGCCTTTGCTGCGACCGTAATCGCCTGATTCCTTAGCGCGAAGCTCAGGATCACGGACAGTTGCCATTGCGATAGCGTCTTCACCGAAGGCTACGCATTCGCCGAGGACTGAGCCCGTACCTTTGCTACCTGACAGAGAAGCAGTGTTGTTACATTCGACGACGCGGATGTTTTCGATCTTTCCGATTTCGCCAGTGAACATGGCTTCTTTGTTGGTGTATTTCTGCCAGTCGATCCAATCTGGATCAGTCTTAATTCCACGACAGGCCTTAGTAGCTGCGAGCATGACGTACTCGGAACCTGCGTAAGGAGCAACGTTGAGGGTGCTGAAGAGGTAATCGCGGATCTGACCCATGTGGTACATGTTCAAGTTAGCGACAGCAGCCGATGAAGGAGTTCCGTCAGTGTCCATAGTCAGGGCAGCGACCCCAGTCGGGATTGCCTTAACTTGACCCGCTTTGAAGGCAGTGAAAATCGCAGCGTCCATCGAAAGGGCGAGTTGATCGCGGAGTTTTTTCTGGATCGCGTTCTCAAGGTCAAAGTGAGCGAGATCGACTGAGAGGCTAGTGTAAGGGATTGCGCGGCCCCTCTCGAATACTGCAATTGACTGAGTACTCAGACTTACTGAATCCTCGGGGATCATTTCTTCTTCGACGAGGATGTCTGAAGTAGGCACGGTTACGTTGCTGATGCGAGTGATCGTAACGTCTTCGCCCTTTTTGCGCCCGAAACCGTCCTCAGAAGTGCCAACGAATTGCATTCCGAGAGTTTGAGCGATTGCAGCCATACGGATTCTGCCCGAAAGTGCGTGATTCTGATAAACGCCGCTTGGGGCGTCGTATGTCCAACTGTGTGACACTGTTATTCTCCTTGGAGTGTGGTACTTGAGCTAGCCACACTCCGAAAGGAGCGCAGTTAGCGGTGCTTGTTTTTAAGTTGACGCAGTTGATCCTTCATTGACATTGGTTTTTCCTCTTTCTTCGGAAGTGTAACCTTTTTGTCGCTCCCCGTGGGGGTCGTGCCCGGTCCAGCTCCGCGAGGTAACACGGTCTTCTGCTTAGTTGCCTCTGCGTAAGCCTGGAACTTGGCGCGAGTCTTTTGTGCTACGTAGTTCATGGCAGCTTCCTGACCTTTCGTCCTAACGAGTGCTTGGATGATCTCTTTGTGTTGGTTGTGATTCGCGATTGTCTCAACGTCCTCTTTGAAATCGGCGAGGTCTGGATGGGCGGACGTGAATTTGTCCCAAACTTCGCGCTCAATGTCGCGTGCTGAAGTAACTCGCTGAAGCTCTTCAAATGCTTCGCGTTTCGCCTTTGCAGTAAGCTCCTTAAGGACCTCTTTCGGATTTGCGTAGAAGCGTTCTTCGAAGTTAGGATCTTCGTCCTCTTGCTTCGCGGGAGTTACTTGCGGAAGTTGCCCCTGTGTGAAGACTTGAGAGTCAGAGATGCCCGAACGGTAAGCGTCGGCGAGTTCCTTTTCTCGTTCAAGCTGGGCTTTGTTACTGAGTGCCCACTTAAGGGCGTCGGCTTCACTTGCGAATCTGTGACCGTCGATTTCGACTGTGTTTGCTTCGTCTGCCTCAGCTCCTCCTGAATCTCCGGCGGCGTCCTGTGCTCCCTCCGTTTCGGGTGTGTTCTCGGCTTCGGTCTCATCGGGTAGGATCTGCTTCTGGTCCTGCTCATCTGTAGTAGTTTGCACGGTTACTGTCCTTTCTGGGAGTCTCGTTGTTCTAGTTTGTTAATTAAGTCGCGTTTGAGCTCGACGTAGGCGACGTAAGCTGCGGTCGCAGGACGTAAGTCGGACTTACCTGCGTGGTAGTCCGCCTGAATTAGCCTCAGCGCTCCGTCGATTCGTCGATCAAGGAGGCGCATGAGTGCTGGAGCCGCTACGCCGATGAGAGCGAGTTCGTCGTCCTCAGTGAGGTAGTTCTGCGGGGGCTTCACGCATTCCCGCCTTGGTTACTGAGAGCGCGGCTTCCAGGGAAGGGCTGCTGACCCTGACGCGCTGAGGGTTCGCTTCCGAGGACTGCAGCGAGAGAGCCTGCGCCTGCCTGCGGAACCTGGCTCATCTGGTTTGGGCCTTGTGCGGGGATTTCTTGCTGTGGAGCCTGCGGTTTCGGCGCTGACTCGCTCGGATTCTCCTTGAGCTTCGCCGGATCGATTCCGAGTGATCGGATGATCTCCTCGATGAGCTTGCCGAATGCGTTTCCGTACTTCTGGAGGAACGCTTCGATCATTACTTCGCTTGCGCCGAGGGTCTGAAGGAGCGTCGTGTACTTGCGGAAGTCAGCCTGCTGGCTGATGAGCTTGCTGAGGCCGAATACTTCGAATTGCACTCCGTTTGCAGTCGCTGCGAATACTTCTTCGGGGCTGAGCTGGCTTAGTTGCTCGCCGCGCTCCTCGCCGAAGAGGGCGATGAACTCGGACTTGTCAATGAGGTCCCAGTTCTGCGCGATTGTCATCCAGGTGAGTTCGAGGATCGGTTGGATTGCCTTCGTCTCGACGTTCTTTGTGATTCCCGCGAATACGGAGTTGATTGTATTGCTCGCTTCAACGACTGCAGTAGCGCGAGTCGCAGAGTTCCCGACTCCGCCTCCTGAGCGCACGTCATTCGTGAGCATCGCGGAGTTATTCTCCTGGTTCGCGATCTGGAACATATTTAGGATGTCCGGCGGAACCTGGCCCGTGCTGACCGGCTCGTAGACTTTCGCTCCGGGCGGAAGCGTATTGCGTACTTTGAGTGTCGTGCCGGGGAGGATCCCCCCGCTGACTTGCTTCGGATCGTCGAGATCGTCGATGCGAACCTGGCTGATGTTATGGACGGCCTGCATTCCGGCGTCGAGCATGAGGTTGAACATTTCAGTCAGGACGCGGTTGTGCTTCGTTCCGGCGTCCATAAGGGCTGTGTGCCAGACTGAGTTTCCGACTTCAAGCAGGGCACTGCGGACGATTGGGGACTTCTGATGCCAGAGTGGATTCGGTTTCGGCCCGCGAATGATAGTTTTTTCGTTTGCGACCGTGATTACGCAATTCTCGAAAAGGAGAGTTCCGTCCTCTTCGTCGATTACGTTACCCCAGAATTCAGTAATCTTAACTTGCGGACGGTGTGAGGGAATGCGGGGATTCTGTCCGGCTTCCTGCGCCCTTCGCCACTCGTCGTCGGAGTCCGAGCCCCACGGAGTGAGCTCCTCGACTGCTTTTGAGTCGTACATTCCGTACGCGTCGCCTGCGAGCTGCTTTACGACATGCATATCGAGGAAACTCTCTTCGATTTCGTAGAGGTCTTGACCCGTCGGATCCGGGAAGTAATTCTCGTGCCTGATGAGGTCGAACTTCAAACTCCACGTCTTGGCGTTGTCTTTCTCGAGCCAGCGTTTGAAGGTTTTTCCGCGTCCTGACTTACGTGCGACGTACTTTGGCTTCGGCTTCAAGCATCCGTGAGTCTTACTGACCCAGAGTGAGCCAAGTAATGCGGCCTGAATGCCGTGGCCTACGTGAGAGTAGAAGTCTGCTTCGCTGAGCTTGCGGTTCGTGAGCCGGTAGATTTCGGACGGTTTAATGGCCATGCCGAAGCCTTCAGTTCCGTCAGCAGGCGCGCACTTCCACCACTCACCGATGTCGATCAAAGCCTGAACGAAGAAGGACTTCGTTTGCTCAACCGCCATTTTTTGTTTACTGAGAACTTCAGTGCTCTGACCGGCCTTTTTGTGGCTGAAGTCGTGCTTGAGGTGGTATTGGTTGTAATTGTCCTCGTTGAGGCTCATGCGAGTGCGCTTCGCGGAGTCTGCCTCTTCCTTGCAGGCGAGGACGTACTGAACGAGCTGCGAATTAGTCATTTCGGTTTCGTTCTCGGACGCTTCTTCTTCTCGGGTTTTTGCGTAACTCATTTTAGTTTACTCCTTAGTTTCTTCACGGCGCTGAAAGCCGTAGCTTGGTGTTGGAATTTCGATTTCTGTTCTGCGTGCTGAGTGGATCGCTCCGGCTGCGAGATACTGGAGCGCATCGTGCGGATGACTGAAGTTATTCTTAAGGGGGCGCAGTCGTGCGGGTTCGTTCTCGCTCGCATTCGTCGGGTACTGGTAGCCTCCCGAGAACCCCTCGATGAGAGTCGGACAGTAGCGCTCGTCGATGAGGAGCCCTGCGCCCTGCTTCGTGTGCCGAGTGAGGAACGTCTCGACTGCATTCTTGCGGGACTCGAAGTCGATAGGGCCTGGCGTTACTTTTTCGAATCCCGAGGCTCGGAGCAGCCCTGCGCAAGTGCGCGCGTCCGTCTGTGCGCGCTGGAATCCTGCAGGATCTATGAACGTAATTATCATGTCGGACTTCTGAGTCCATTGGGTGTAGTGAAGGCGCAAGTCAGACCATACTTTCGGGGCGAACGTATTGAGTGCTTCGTTCGTTGCGACCCATTCGCGCAGGATCCGCAGTTGCTTCCCGACGAGTTGCGCGAGGACCGCTGCAGGAGTCAGTCCGAAGTCGAACGCTATAAGGAGGGGAAGTCCGAGCTCCGCTTCGAGCTCTTCCACTACGTGGTACGGTTTGCTGTAGTCCCCGTAGACGGGAAGTCCTTCGAAGGTTTGCCAGGTTTTTTCGTACTCCTGCATGAACTTACGGATCGGCATTGAGTTCTTGACTGCATTCAGCCAGTCGCGTCCGCGCTTCTCGGGATTCGCCGTGTAGTGTAGGTCAATGATTAGGAAGCGATTCTCCGGATTCTTCCAGACTTCGACCCCCGTGAGGGGCTGCTGACTCGGAACCGGAGGACGCTCCGGAAAGTTAAGGTCCGGATGCTGAAGCTTGTCGAATACGAGCTTCTTGAAGAAGCCCGGACTGCGCGAACTCACGAGGGTCATGCGACCGCCGCCGTCGAGGGTCGGCTTCGTCGCTGCGTAGAAGTCCTCGGCCTGTTCCCAGAAGGCGCACTCGTCGCCGAAGATTCCGGAGAGTGTGAACTGACGGAGCTGATCCGCTCCCATGGGGAAGCCCTGGATTTTACTTGCAAGGTCCGGGAACTCCAGGACGGGCGGAGACTTCGTCATGGTCCCCTTACCGCCGATCTTCGGAAGGAGCTCGCGTGGAATGCGCCACTCGGGGATGTGACGGAAAATGAACTCTGCGCGCGAGACGAGGTCGCCTGCGTCATCCTCTTTCTTCGAGACGAATCCGTTGAAACGTCCTGGATGGAAGATCGTATCCCAGAGATAGAGGGGGATGCAGGTCCAGGACGCGAGCATTCTGCGTGACTTCGGCACGGCGATGAGGTTGTGCCGCTGCCAGGCCCGTACGAAGAACGGCAGGTACGGGAAGTAGCTCGGGTACTTCGCGACTGGGTGATCTCGGTTGACCTGATTGAGCGTCCAGACGCAGTCGCGCAGGAATTCCCAGGGATCCTTCTTGTAATTCACGTACGCACGGACTTGCGCGCGCACCTTCTCGGGCTCAGTAAGCTGCAGGAATGCGAATTTCTCACGCTCTTCGCGCTCAGCGAGAAGGCTTGCGGGGTCCGTTGTGGCGCTCAAGTTGTGTTACTCTTTTGTAGTTTGCTGCCGGTACGTAGTGGTTAGTGTGCCTTCGGCGTGGCTTTGCGGTCAAGTTGAGCCGTGCGTGCTGCGCGCGTGCTGCGTTAGCGGACTTTCTCGTCGAGCCAGGTGCCCCAATCCGCGTCTTTCGGGGCTTGCTCCGCTCCTGACGGGGCTTCGCCCTCGGTTTGAGCCTCAATGAGCCGTTCCGGCGTAGCCGCAGGACTTACGTCGAGTACTTCACCTTCTGCGCGCATCTCAGTGATGACGGCCATGAATTTATCGAGGGTACTTGAGGCAACGTCGACCTTCTGCGTGGCCTTACCGTCGAGTTTCTCGACTACCCACTGGGCGATTTCGACTCTCTTCTCGGTTTTCATTTCGAGCTTACCGAGGACTGCATCCTCGATTACGTCCATACTCTCGGGGCCAATGTCTTTGAGGCGTTGTCCGACAGTGCGGTCGAAGGCGAGATCCCGCATTCGCTCGACCTCCGCTCGGATTTTGTCGTCATTAGCGAGGAGTGAGATTGTATTCTCCGCCATATTCAAGCGCGCTGCGATGTCTTTGTGCTGTTTCCCGAGGAAGAGCAGCCGTGCGATCTCGTAGTGACGCGCCTTAAGGCGGGTCCACGGGGCTAGGTGATTCTCTCCGTAATTGAGTTCAGTTCCAATTGCATCTATGTGGAGGGGCTGACTGCGTCCTGAGATTCGCGGAAGCATTGAACTTGAGACGAGGTGAGAGAAGGGTCCTGTAGTTTCCGCTTCGGTTGTTGAGTCATCAGGTTCGTCAGTCATTGAGTAAAGTGTTACATAAGTAGACGCAAGTAGGCAAGCATCTTCGGAGGCGCACTCAGCGCAGCAAACCGAGCATATGCGCAAATGCGCCTATCTCGGAATGGGCTCGCCCGACGGTCCCCGGTGCCGTGGGGGTTCGGTTTTCGTCGCAGCGCGTCGCGTCCCCCATTTAATTCCTAACGCAGCGCATTACGTCCCCCGTGAGTTGAGGTGCAGTGCGTCAGATTCGAAATCCGGTTAGCGTGGTCTGACAAGCACTATAGACTCACTGCGTGATTCCGTGAGGTAGGCAGGCGTAGGGTGGGGGTCGCTGCGCGCCAGGTTCCGAGCATGGATGCTGCATGTGTGGCACTGGCATGATTCTTGCAGGGGGGCACTCCCCGGCACAGTCCTTGCAACGCTCCGCGTCCCACGACCCACTCAAACGCCTCGCGCTACGCGCGAAACTCCAACGATTCCGCGAGGTTAGACTCAAACGGCGTGGTGCAAGCGCAGCGAACATACCGACCCCATGCACTAATGCGCCTATCTCGAACGAGGCTTGCTCGACGTGGGGTTTTTGGGACTGCGGCACGTGATTTGTGTGAATGGCTTAGTGAACGTCTGTCCGTGTTCGAAACCTAACGCATTCGCTTTCGTTTTTATATGTCTCTATTAATAATCACTCTCATTTAGAATTATCCGGAACGACAAAATCCAAGGGGGGAGTTTCGCACCGCGTCAGGAATACGCTCAAACCTTGACTGTCGGGCGGGCCTACTTCAGGATTCGCGTATAGGCGCATAGGGTAGCTTAGGTCGGTTTGTCATCGTATAACTAAGGAGTAACGCCATGGGTTTTATAAACACTAAAGAAGATCTGAAAAAAGAGATAGTCGCTTGTGTAACTAGGAGATGCAAAGCGAGTAGCGTCCCGTACCCGCTTAGAAAATTAAGCGCAGACTTCTCACGATGTTGGCCTCGCATTGGAGCTCGACCGCGCGAACTATGCGAGGAGTTAGAAAAAGAGGGACTCCTCACTATTCATGAACCTATTAGAGGTGGGACACTACTCATTTCGAACGACTATGTAGAATGGATTAAAGCTAACTTCGTGAATCCAGAAGCGAAACTCTTCGACCGGCTTATGGACTATGACAATGCCTTAATTAAACTCGCCGACAGTGCTATTAAGCTGCATTCGCCGAGCCGGAAAGACGTATAACTAATTCACAATGCCTGAAAGTTTGACAGTCTCTGCGTCCTGCGTGATTCCGCTGACTTAGGCGGATTCACTCCGAAGTGCGTGCATTTTTTAGACAGACAGGCTCCGCCAGATCGAACCTGCTGCGTTTGGAGCGTGGCACGTGCCTTGCTCCTTAGTAAGGCATAAGGCGCTACGGCGCGGGAGACTCGAATTATGAAAATCGAAATAGTAATCAAATCGGTAGATCAATGGCAGAAGCTGAATGTCGTTGGAATTCACTCATTAGAGCCCTCAATTCAGAAAATTTTCAGTTTAATTGAGGACGCTGAGAAGGACAGCTTTGAAACTATCTACATATATACGAAGCGTGGTTTTTGGAGTCGTTCGAATATCTTCGCCAGCATGAGTACTTGGAACCAACTTCGCCGCGCTTACGGCGAAAATGCGGACGTGCGTGCCGGACAAGTTTGCCGTCGTTTCGGACAATGCCTCGGTGACGGCTTTACAATCTATTTCAGAAAGGGAGCTTGAGTCATGAGTACCATCAGATTTTTAGGTTTCACTCAAGTTTCAGAGACCCCAATAGTTTCGGACTTAGACTTAGAAAAACTCCTAGTCTGCTTGTCCAATGGTTGGCCGGACGGGGCCTTGTATACTTGGATTCGAGCCTTACCGGATTCGTTTGAGGTCGCATTTTCAATGACTTCGACCGCAGCAGACCGACAAGTGATTGAAACTTTAATTAAAGTCGACCCTCTGCTCGAAAGTTTCAGAATGCGAAAGTTTCAAGTTGGCGAAATCATGCCGGGAGACCTCGGACGTTATGTCCTGATCACATTGAAACGTGAGGGGTCTAAGCAATGAATCACTCAATCACATACTCGATCAGATCGACGTTGCACTTCGGGACGGGTTTGAGTCGATCTACGTTGAATCACCTTCGAAAGTGAAAGGGGCTTGAGTCATGAAAAAACAATTCGAAATAAGAGATTGGGCCGGAAACTTAATTAAATTCGAAAATAGACCTTATATTTTCGACTCATTCGACGACGCCGAAGAGGTGTTGTGCGAGGAACTAGACGAAGAATATGAAACTGATCGGGGTGAATACTACATTTTACCTATTGAGATTGAGAGGTTTTAAAATGTCTACATTCAAAAAAATCATACTCGCTGAACTGAAAGCCAAAGGCCTAAGTCGGATCGCTTCGAAAATTAAATCGATCCGAAAGGACGTGAATTCGGTACGAGTCCGGACCGTAGACCTATTCAAGCAGGACCGCGAGTTACTTCAGTCAATACTAGATACTTATACGGCGGGACGCTTTGACGGTATGCAAGACCTATACGTTTATGATCGAACGAAGCCAGAGCGTGAATTTTCGGTTAAGTATGCGTTCCTTAACAATGAATTTTCTGAGATTGAGAGGGGCAAAATTAAAGACGTCCTGCGCTTGAAGTATGACGTAGTTGACGACACTACAGCTCAACGAGTCTTCGGCCGTTGGTACGATCAAGTAGTTTGGACTCGACTTTGTGAATTAGGAGAACATTAAAATGAAAAACCTAAAACCTTACTGCTGGCACACTAACAATACTGAATGCTCAACGTGGTTCGAACGAGACCGCGCGATGGTTCGACTTACCGATACGAGAGGGCAGGAAATTATATGCATGTGGGATGAAGACGTCGCACAATTCGAGGAAGATGGATTCAAAACTCGACATCAAGACTGGCACGAAGCCCTCGCCGAATATGCAACACTACATAAACTTGTCACAAGGGACGAATAGTGAACCATCCAATTTCAGACTCAACACTCAAAATCGAAGACATCCTCGCAACTAAGTACCTCGAAGTCAGCGGCATCGAATACGACACCCACGCCACGGCACTGCTTCAGCGCAGCGGCAAGACTCAAGACATTGAGGTCGTCGAGCTCGAGCGCCGCAGCCTGTACGTAGTCGTGCATCGCACGTCCGGCGGCATTGAGACGATTCCAATCGACCTCGAACACTTCTCGAAGCGCTTGCTCGCTGAGATAGACCGAGCCCTCGAAGTTGAGGCACTACGTCAAGCGAAACTATCCGACCGATGGAAAGACATAGACAATGACTAAGCTGGAATTAGGTCACTATCGCATTGAGGTCTCGTACAGTCCTAAGACTCCGACTTGGACCGGGCATCCCTGGACTCACCTCAAGTTACATCGGAGCCGAATCGGCGATGCATGGTTTCGTCACCTAGTATGGGGTCGAATCTCGATCCAGGTTGACACTCCGGACCTTGATTACGTTTCAGTCTGCGCCGAATGCAACTGCTGCGAGACTCCCGACTGCATAAGTATAGGTGACGAATCTTGGTCAGTATGCGCAGCGTGCGGCACTATTGAAGGTCGAACCCGTGAAGTAACTATTAGAGAATACGAGAGGGGTGAAGCATGAGACTCACTTTCGAACTACGGCGAAGCTACGGTGTGGATCGATACTACCCGGCGAACGAAGCGAGTCGACTCATCGTTGAGTCACTGCTCAAGCGCAAGTGTCTGGAATCACACGAGCTCGAACTACTCACCTCAGCCGGAGCGTCGATTGTATTCGACAGACTCGAATTAGAACCTGGCGAGATTCCAGAAAGCTACTCGCGTGTTAAGTAAACGTGAGACGAAGAACTGAGACTCGAACTGAACTGAGAAACTAAACCAAACCGGACCCGAGGTCCGAAACGGAAGGAAGTACTGTGAGAGTAAACAAGTTAGCATTAGTCCTGGTCTTAAGCTGCCTCGCGTATGAAGTAAACGCGAAAGAAACCCCGGCGAAGATCACTGCGGAGCAATCTGAAGCGAAGTTAGCTGAGGCCCTCGACTCAATGACCGAAGCAGAGTCAGCGGAGTTTCAGGAGAAAGCGGAGAAGCTAATTAAGAAGATGGAGCGGCTACTGGAAGCCCACAATTCCTGTATGGCAGGCGAGGGGCTGGAGTTTCAGGAGACGAAGCCCGCAGGCTGGAAACTTAAAGCAGGGGACGATTCCTGCTCAAAAAACGCCGAGGCCTGCACTGCGCAGAAAATCGAACGCGCACGTAAAGAATGCCGGGAACGTCATAAGGACCTAAGGGAGGAATTAAATGGAAAATGAAGCGAAACTCAAACGTGCCCTCAGTCTCCTCGCCGAGATCGAGCTGCGGAAGAAACTCTACGAAGAGCTCGACGCTCTCGTGCTGGAGCTCCAGTCCGAAGGCTTCACTGCGGGAGTCTGCGAAGGATTCGAACTCGAACTGCGGGATAATTTCGCTGACACGAATACTCAATGGCGAATGGCTGCGGTGAAACGATACGAACTCAAGGTGACTGACCCGACGAAGCCGAAGCGCAGCCGCGCCGCAAAGGGAGCCTAACGTGAAACCTTGGGAAGTAGAACACTTCAGCGTACTCGTTAGCCTCTGGAACGCCGAAGCGAAACGACTGCGTGGCGAGGCAAAGCTAATCCGACGAGCTCGAGAACTCTTCGAACTTGAAACTTCCGAATTCGTCTTAGTTTGCCGTAAGGAAGATGCAGCGCACGGATATTCAATTTGCGCAGATATGCTTCGGCAATCACTGACGAATTGCCTTAAGTTAAATGAGAAAATCTCCGGAGAAACTCCCCCCTGAGGACAGAAAGTGTAACCTTTTCCTTGACTGAAAGGTTACACTTCCGTCAGACTCAACCCCACTACAACTGCCTCGCGCGCTGGAGAATACAACATGAGCGACTCGAAATTAAGCCACGAAAAACAATCCCTCGAGACTGAATTCGGTCAGAGAGTCTCCGTCAGTCGGGAAACTGAGTCCTCAGAGCGCACCCGAAAAGCCTCGCAGTATTTGCTTGAGGCCGGAACCCTACTCGATCCGCTTCCGGAACAGCCAGAAACGCTCGAATTCCTTGGGTCCTGCGCCGTTCACATCTACAAGAGTCCAATGCTCGGGCAGCTCTTCTTCGCAACTCAGCATCCCCTCGGAAACTGCAAGGAAGACATCGCGGATAAGGCAATCTCCGCGCTGAGGTCTGACGTGCAGGTAGCTTATGGCAGAAAGCGCGTCGTTAAGCGTTCTGGATTTTAAGATGAAGCAACGAAGTTTAAGCCTCGAAGGTCAACGTTTCGGAATGCTAATTGCTTTATGTAGGACTGAAAAACGTTCCAATAATAACGAAGTTTATTGGCTTTTTAAGTGTGATTGTGGAGTTAAGAAAGAAATGCGCGGAACCTCAGTCAAAACTGGAAGAGTATATAATTGTGGATGTCTAACAGGAGCCCACTTAAAAACGCACGGAAAGTCTAAAACCCGTACATATAATGCTTGGGCTTGTATGCGGTCGCGTACGACTAACCCCAAGGTGGAGCAATTCCACAACTACGGAGGACGTGGAATTAAAGTTTGCGAACGTTGGGATAATTTCTCTAACTTTTTAAAAGACATGGGAGAATGTCCACCAAGATTAAGTCTTGATCGTATCGACGTTAATGGTAACTACGAACCCTCAAACTGTCGCTGGGCTACATCTAAGCAGCAAGGGCAGAATACTCGCAAAACAATACGCATCGAAATTGAAGGTAAATTAATGACAATCAATGAGTTATCTACAAGGACAGGATTTACTGAGCTCTGTATTTATAAACGCTACTTACGCGGCTGGATTGGTACTCAATTTTTTAGACCCTTAAGCATGCGCGGTGGCCAGGTCAAGAGGTCAGGTCTGTGAGTACCTCACGCGGAAAGGTCATTCGAGTCAGTCCCGAAGTTCACGCAGAACTCAGCAAACGCAGGAGCGAGTTCCGCAGTTGGGACGCAATCGTCCGCTGCCTTCTCGGCATGACCCCCCGCAAGGGGCAGCTTCCAAAACTCCGCGAAGTGTGGCTCGTACGAGGTTCGCTTCATTATTTCGAGAGGCTCAGTGCTGCGCGCGGCGAAGCAGTAAAGCAGGCTGCACTCGGAGGACTGAAAAAGCCCGAACCGCCCACTAAGATGCGGGAGGTACTGTGACGTACTCAGCAAGAACTTACTATCCGTACCTCAGCCCTAAGCCGTTCAGCGAGTTTGAAGTGCGTGAGTACAAAACTTACGTTGAGAGCTTACTCGTCGCGAAGCCAGTCACGGAAGTCATTGAGATTACTGCGCGACTGAGTCCGAAGGGCGCATTCGTCCTTACGACGAAGCGCAAACCTAAATGGATACTCAGGAGTGAAGTCGAGCGCTTCTCAGCGGAGACGGGTAAGCCAGTCAATGAGGTCTGGAATTACGCACTCAAGAAGGGCTACTCAATACTCAAACTGCGGAAAGAGTCCGAAACGCTGGCAGGTTCACGTGAAGGTTAATAATCGCGAATTACTAAAGCGGGCTAAGGCGGGAGATAAATTCCTCTACGCGCCGAAAACAAAAAAACGCGGCATAGCTCCGACCCCTCAGGCAGTAACGCTGCTTTGTTACTACGAACTAATCGACAGGGCCAGAGTGCAGAATGACGATGACGGAATAATTACAATAATCGCATCCTCGAGGCTGGAAAAGATTTAGCCCCATGAAATTAAGAGGCAGTAACGTATGAACGAAAGTAAAACTCAAACCGAAAAGGTAATCAAACTCATTGAACTGCAAGTATTTGAGATTATACATAAGGTGAAAACTCTTGATTATTTAATTGCGGAATTGAAGCTAGCTCGTGAAGTCGAGGAGTTACGTGCTCCAAACAAGAAATTAACCGTCGAAATTCGAAAATAAATTGGGGTACTGAATGTGCATGGTGGAATTGGAAATAACTACTGAATTAGAGAGATCCCTCGCTGCTGAATGCCGCCGCTACCGCGAGGCACTGAAGCGAATCGCAAATATTAACTCGGCGATTCAATTGCCGTATCGAAACACGAGCTACTCAGACTACGAGCTGCGAGCGATCGCGCGTGAGGCGTTGGTTGCGCCGGTTGGGGTTGAGGCACTTGAATCTTGGCGAGGTGAGTGATGAGTGACAACAAGCCATTCTTTAGGTCGATTGCTAAACGATCAGCCTACGAAATGCTTGAACGACAGTTAAGGGAAGCACAAAAGCGGTTGATAAAGAACAAGTACGAAATTCACAGTCTAGCTGCACAACAAAATCAGTTAAAGAAAGACGTGGCGGCATTGAATCAATGCATGTGGGAATTTGTGGAGAAGAAAAAGAAATGACTGAGCAAGAAATGAAGTTTGCCGCGATGGAATATGGGACATCAGTTTTACCTATCGGTGACGTTGACGGAGAAGGGACGTTTGTTGACGAATACTATCCAAGCCAACTTAGAGATATCGCCGAACTAGGCTTCACCGCAGGCGCCAATTGGATGCGTGAGAAAATGCAGGCAAAGTTAAACATTGCGACCGAGGCGCTTGAACAAATAGCTCAACCGCACGGCTTTACTAACAATGACTTCCCAGACGATATGCGTGCCTGCATGGAAGAGGATGCTGAATTATCTCGCGACGCACTCGAAAGGCTTAACGAGAAATGAGCCACTTCAAACTAATCAAACTCAAGAACGACAACGTAAACAGCATGCTCTTTGACAGCACTCAAATCGAGTACGACTTTCACGCAGAAACACTCTCACAGATGCTCGAAGCGTACCGCGACTTCCTGCGTGGCTGCGGGTTTCCAATCGACGGGAATTTAGAAGTTAGCCCAGATATGAGTGGAGATGAGAAATGACTGATCAAGAAATCGAAACTGCGGCAATGGAATATGCCACTGAGGCTCGCGAGGCAGCAGATCGATGAAAAAACTAGCGCCAGTTGAATTGGTCATTGAGAAACGTGATTCAGAATTCGTTCCGTATGACATTGTCAGCATGGAAGTCGAAGTAGAGAACGAAGAGAGCCATTGCGGGATAACCGACGAGCTGCGGCTACTTGAAACTGGCCACATCGGGCTCCCTGATTTTGACTTCCCCTTTGAGGTCGGTGACCGTCTCGCGTTCAAGGCCGACTTCTATGGCGAGTTTTATTCTTACTGGACAGACTGTGGGACCGAGCACGACGCCAACTTTGAGTTTCGGGACGTAAAGGATTTGCAGGTATGGAAATGCGTGTATGACCAAGCTGAGGCTCACGCGGCAACACAGCACGAGGGTGTAGAATGACCATCTTTACACTAGGCTTCATCGCAGGACTCCTCGCCTTTTACGCAATCCTGCGTTGGACCTTAGGAGCTTAAAAATGTCACTAGAAAAGAAAAGAGGTCCAGGCAGGCTGGGCCGAGCTAACTACAGCAGCTACCTTGCAGCAGATTCAAGACTCCTTCCGGGCGTTAAATGTCGCTACGTTGTGTTTACGAAACGTAAAGGCGAGACTCCAAGCGGACAATACGAAGTTGAAGCTGTCATACAGAAACTCCTCGGCGAGAAGAGCGCTCTCGTGCAGTATGTTTGTCCCGTTACCTCAGCGTCAGTCACAAAAAAAACTCTATTAAATAGTTTAAGTTATCTCAGTACGGAGGGTCTTACGTGAATCTTAAGTCATTTTTTCGAAAGTTCGCGCAGAAATTCGCGCAGCTACGAGGCAAGTCAGTCACCTACGAGTGCGAATGGTGCGTCGGACACGGCGGTTATATGGTTCCGGACCCGGAACTCGTCAATCACGTCGAACTGCGCAACCACGTTCGCGGGAAAATCACACGCGTTACAGTCGAAATTATTGGAACGAAATTCAATCCAGAAGGGCAGCCACAATGAAACCGCCAAAGAAACTTAGTTTACTCATAGGGACCCCGATGTTCGGCGGCCTTGCATATTACCATTACGTCGGCAGTATGATGGACATTACAGGCTACTGCGTTGTTAATGGAATTAAACTTAAGGCGCAATTTATTGCGAATGAGTCACTAATCGGACGCGCACGGAATCGTATCGCACAAATGTTCCTTCAGTCCGATGCCGATAAACTATTCTTCATTGACGCTGACATTGGCTGGACCGTCCCAGACTTCGCTCGCATCCTCGAATCGAACAAGCTCGTCATTGGGGGAATTTACCCAGGTAAGGCGTTCCCAATCGAACTCATGGCAAATGCCCTGCCCGAACACAACGAGACCTTCGACTTCCGAGTGCGCTCACTCGAGCAACTTCAGGCACTCGATAAGCAGTACGGGAATTCGCGCGGAGAGGTCGAGGTCCGGCACGTTCCGACGGGATTCCTTATGATCGATCGAAGCGTACTCGAGCGGCTCAAACCTCACGTCCGTACCTACGCGACTCACGCACTCGGAACTAAGGAAGAGGTCCAGATGTGGGATTTTTTCCCCTCCGGAGCCCTTGAATCCGGAGAGTACGAGAGCGAGGATTGGGCCTTCTGCCGTCTCGTCCGCACTCACCTCGATTGTCGAGTATGGCTCAACACTCGCACTGTCCTCAGTCACACGGGAACTCACACCTTCAAAGCAGGTCACATATGAATATGCCCGATAATTTCAGCTGCCCCGATAACATGCGCGAGCACCTTGCGAAAGTATTCTCCGGAGAGTACGACATTCCCCTTGAAGGTGATGGGTACAGGATCATAGACGTCGGTGCAAATTGCGGAGCCTTCGCAGTCTG